TACTGGAATTGTTGAGCCTATAGAGATTATTGAGGAAGTCAGTGGAATTTAATTTTGATGACCTCATTGATATACTTGACGGAGAAGAGTTTGAAGAAAGACCTGTCGATTTAAGAACGTTCGTAACAGATAAGAACTATCTAGGTCTTCCTGAGTTATCTGAGAATCAATATACTCTTATAGAAAAATCCTCTCAGATATATAAAGAGTCAACTTTGATTAAGCTATTCGGAGAAAAAGAAGGATCATTAAGATATAGGCAAACATGCAATGAGGTTGTTGCTCAATTGGGTAAGGGTAGCGGAAAAGATTATTGCTCAACTATATCTGTAGCCTATATAGTATATTTACTATTGTGCCTTAAAGACCCAGCATCTTATTATGGCAAGCCTCCAGGTGACTCAATTGATATTATTAACATAGCTATTAACGCTCAGCAAGCAAACAATGTATTTTTTAAAGGATTTAAAAATAGAGTAACACATTCACCTTGGTTTATAGGAAAGTACTTTGAAAAAGCTTCAGAAATAAAATTTGATAAGAATGTTACTGTTTATTCTGGACACTCAGAAAGAGAAGCGTTTGAAGGTTATAACGTTCTTGTAGCGGTCCTTGATGAGATTTCAGGCTTTGCTCTAGACAGTACAAGCGGTCACGATCAAGCAAAGACTGCAAGTGGTATATATGACATGTACAGGGCCTCTGTAGATTCTCGCTTTCCAGATTACGGAAAGGTAATTCTTCTTTCGTTCCCACGCTTTAAGAATGATTACATTCAGCAAAGATATGATGAAATTATTTCAGAAAAAGAAGTTATATCGAGATCGCATAGGTTTAAATTAGATCAAGACCTTCCAGAGAATACAGTCGGAAACGAGTTTGATATATTTTGGGATGAAGATCACATTGTATCTTATAAGTATCCAAGAGTTTATGCAATACGTAGGCCAACATGGGAAGTTAATCCAACAAGAAGCATAGAAGATTTTAAAATTGCATTTTATAGAGACGTAACAGATGCCCTAGGAAGATTTGCTTGCATGCCACCAGAAGCAATTGATGCATTTTTTAAGTCTCGTGAAAAAATTGAGATGGCGTTTAACGATCTATCAATAGCTGTAGATGGGTTCGGAAGATTTGAAGAATGGTTCCTTCCAGAAGAAGACAAAGATTACTACATACATGTTGACTTAGCTCAAAAGCATGACCATTGTGCTGTATCTATGGCCCATATTGAAAAATTTGTTAGCGTAAAAGTTACAGACACCTACTCTCAACCAGCCCCAATTGTTAAGGTGGATGCTGTAATGTACTGGACACCCACATCGGATAAGTCAGTAGACTTTGCCGAGGTTAGAGACTATATTTTATCTCTAAGATCCAGAGGGTTTAACATTAGAATATGCACATTTGACAGATGGAACTCTCATGATATGATGCAGCAGCTTAAGCAGTATGGAATAAATACCGAAACACTATCTGTAGCTAAAAAACATTACGATGATATGGCTATGGTTGTTTTAGAAGAAAGACTAAAAGGACCACACATACCATTACTCGTAGATGAATTGTTAGAGTTAAGAATTATGCGTGATAAGGTTGATCACCCCAGAAAAGGTTCTAAGGACTTAGCTGACGCAGTTTGCGGGTCTATATATAATGCAATTAGTTTAACTAGGTCGGCATTTGGAGACATAGAAGTTCATGATTATTCATCTGTCAAGAAACAGTATAGAGAATCTATTGCAGCAGATGCCCCTAATTTAATTAGAGCACCTTCTCAAATGCCAAGAGATCTTTCTGATGCACTAAGTGGAATGGAAATAGTATGAGTATATATCAAGAAAAAGCTAAAGAGTGTAAGTGTTGCAGTAAGCATGTGCCTCTTCCAACAAGATTAAAAGAATATGATGGAGTTATGGTTTGCCCAACAACATTCGACAACATTCATGAGTATAAAAGAGTATGGTCTGATATTGGTCACAGGCCACCAGGAAGTATTAGAAAACATTTTTCAGAGTATGTTCAGCAAATAGTTGAGCAGTCTATTGACAAAACTGATAGTAAAATACTATAATTCAACTAGGCAACAATAGCTTAGTTGGTTAAAGCCCCGAACTCATAATTCGGTAATCGTAGGTTCAAGTCCTACTTGTTGCACAGAGAGGTAGTAATGTCAAGACCATTTGATGAAGAAGACGAAGAAGAACTAATGATTAAAGTTCAGCACTATATAGATATTGGTGCAATAAAAATTGTTGGATTTTCAAAAGACGGCGAAGCAATATTCGAGCTAAATGAAGATGTAACTCCTTTGCTTGCCCCAGATTTATGGGAAGCCCATGAGCAGTACATAGAGTCAGAGCTAATAGACCTATTAAACAATGATTTAATGCAGGTTGAGTATGACGAAGATCTTCGGGTTACATATAACTTTACAAAAGAGGGATATGATATCGCAAAAGAAAAAGGTATCATTCCATTGGAAACCCTTGAGGAATATGATTTTTAATAGTATAATTTAATTTTACCTCTGTAGCTCAGAGGAAGAGCAACAGACTTCTAATCTGTTGGTCGCTGGTTCGATTCCAGCCAGGGGTACGATGTTCCTATAGCTCAGCTGGTAGAGCAGCAGACTTTTAATCTGCGGGTCGATGGTTCGAGACCATCTGGGGACACAAGATTCGGAGGCACTATGAAAAAAGCAATCATTACAGGAGTAAGTGGCGGAGTAGGTAACCTACTTGCACACACTCTATCTAAAAATGGTTACTTTGTAATTGGAACCTCAAGACATCCAGAAGGAATAACTAATTTAAATTCTGAAAATATAAAAATTGAACACCTGGATTTATCAGATGATAAAAGCATTAGTGATTTTTATAACAAATATAAGGATGAGACCATAGACCTGATTGTAAACAATGCTTCATGTGCAGGAATAGATGGCGCTAAAACCATTTCTAAAGAAACTACTGATAACTTTATGCATTCATATATGGTTAATGTTGCTGGTCCAATGTATTTGTCAAAACTTTTTATATCAAACCTTAAAAAATCTGACAATGCCACCATTATATTTATATCTTCATTTGCAAAAAAACACTTTTATGCTGGCGGAGGAAACTATGCTACCTCAAAGCTATCAATATCTGGACTTGCAAAATTATTTAGGCTAGAACTATCTCATTTTAAAGTAAAGGTTACAGAGATATGCCCAGCAGCAATCAATACACACCAGCATAATGATGGGGCATTGGAAGCAGAAGATATAGTTGATACTATATTGTGGATCAGCAAATTACCTCAGAGATGTAATATAGACCTTATTGAAATATCCCCTTCTATTGTTTCACAGGGCTAACTGTGATATAATTATAAAGGCTGCCAAATGGGGCCTAAATTAACTTATTCGCTTGAAAGGGGAATAAAATGGTAACACAATTTGCTATGGATCTATTCAAGGATCCATTTTTTATTGGCTTCAACAGAGAGTTGGAGCGTTTCAATAGTCTTAGTAAGGTAAACAATACGGCATTCCCGCCATACGATTTGCTAAAGCTAGACGAAGACAACTATCAGCTAACGCTGGCAGTTGCTGGATTCACAAGAGAAGATCTAACTGTATCAATTGAAGACGGAAGTCTATGGATTACAGGTGAGATTACAGAAGTAATAGATGCAGAAGTTGTCCACAAGGGAATTGCTGCACGTAAGTTCACAAGAATCTTTGAATTAAGTGAATACATGGAAGTTTCAAGTGTAGAACTAAAGGACGGAATGCTGCATATCCGTGTGGTTAGAAATCTACCAAAGGAAAAACAACCAAAAATTCTAAAAATTAAATAACCGTGAGACCTGGGTATGTCCTAAAACTACCCACTTAACAGAAAGATTAAAATGATTATACAAATTATTGGACTACCAGGATCTGGAAAAACAGAATTAGCTAAAGCACTTAAAGAAAGAATAAATGCAATTCATTTAAATGCAGATGAAGTTCGTGCAACTATTAATTCAGATCTTAGTTTTACCGCAGAAGATAGAATTGAGCATGCTCGTCGTATGGGTGAGACTGCAAGACTTATCGCAAAGCAAGGTGTGGCCCCAGTAATTGTAGACTTTGTTTGCCCAACTGATTTAACTCGTGCAGCTTTTGGCAAGCCAGACATTATGATATTTATGGACACAATTGCTGAAGGACGTTTTGAAGATACAAATAAGATGTTTGAGAGACCAACAGAATTTGATGCAACATTTGAAGACCATAGGCTGTCTGCTGAACAAAAAGCAACTGTAATAATTAAATATTTTAATCTTCATGACTGGTCTGCACCTACAACATTGATGCTTGGCAGGTACCAGCCTTGGCATGAAGGCCACCACGCTCTATACAAAGAGGCGGGTAAAAGAACAGACCAGGTACTTCTTGGAGTCCGTAATACATACAATACAAGTGAGAAAGATCCACTTAAGTTTGATCAGGTGAAAGAGTATATTGCCAAGGACGACTTTATGGATGGGGCATTAGTATTAAGACTACCTAACATTACCAATATAGTATATGGTCGTGATGTAGGATATAAAATTGAGCAAGTAGATTTGGGGGCAGACATTCATGCTATATCGGCTACGCAAAAACGTAAAGAGATGGGCATCTAAGGTTTGGGGCTGGATTATCAAGCCAAATAATATGGAGTGGCCATCATGAATGTATCTAAACAAAGATCTGCATTAAAGGCCATTACATGGCGTATAATTGGAACAGCAGATACTTTTGTAATATCTTGGGCAATAACCAAAGAGCCAGTTACGGCTGGAGCAATCGCAAGTTTTGAGGTACTAACAAAAACAATTCTTTATTACTTCCATGAGCGTGGTTGGAATAAAATTAAATGGGGGAGAAAATAATGTTTGAATATTATGTAAAGAAAGTAAGTAAGGTAGTAGACGGAGACACAATTGATGTTGATATTGATCTTGGGTTTGATATATCATTTACTTCAAGAGTTAGGTTAGCTGGAATAGATACTCCAGAAAGTCGTACAGCAGATAAGATGGAAAAAGCATTGGGCCTTGAAGCCAAAGCATACTTAAAGAATGCAATTGACTCAGCTAAAACTGTTGTAATTAAAACAGAAAAGATGGACTCATCTGAAAAGTATGGTCGCATTTTAGGCTGGGTTTTCTTGGACGGATCAGATAAATCTATTAATCAAAAGATGATCGAAGATGGACATGCTTGGGGCTATATGGGAGAAACAAAGATTAAAGACTTTGATGCGTTAGCAAAAGCAAGGAAGAAAAGCGGGAAGTAATGCCAGTATACGAATACAAGTGCTCATATGATGAAGCACATGCATTAATGTCAGTAAATAGATCAATTACAGATAGTGATCCAGGTTATACATGTGTTGAATGTGATTCTGACATGATAAGACATTTCACACCATTTGGTATACAGTTTAAAGGTAATGGCTTTTATAAAACAGATAATCCTAAATAGCTAAAGTTTGCTTAAAGTTAATTCTTAGTTAACCGTATCTCAAACACCTGCCAATTTAATTATACTATACTAATACTATGAAATTTAAATTCATTGCTTTCCCAGCAGCATTAGCAATATTTGCTAATGCTTTTTTTATTACCCCTTCACATGCTGATAACCTTCAAGGTGCTGGATCTACATTTGCTGCTAATTTTATAGACAGATGC